CACAAGAAGAGAGGAGGTTAATCATGTCGGGAGTAGGCATTACGTTTGATGAAACGCATTCGTTCCGGGACTGGGGCTTAAGACTCAAGAAGATTGTTATCGGCATACCGAAAGCAAAGACAGAGTATGTGAGCGTCCCCGGCATGAACGGGGACCTGGACCTCTCAGAAGCTCAGAACGGTGGCGTAAAATATGAGATGCGGACCTTGAAATTCACATTCGGGGCAAGAAACTGTAGTTATGAAAGATGGAGCGGTCTGTTAAGTCAGATCGCTTCTGATTTGCAGGGAATCTCGAAGAGAATCATCCTTGACACCGACAAGGGATATTATTATACCGGCAGGTGTGAGATAGAGACAGAGAAGAATAACGATGTAACGGCGGAGATTGTTATAAGCTGTAAATGCGAGCCGTATAAAATCAGCGTGGATTCTTCGGATGAGCCTTGGAAGTGGGATACGTTCAGCTTCATCAATGGCGTTATCCGTAACGCCTCAGACATCACGATCAGCTCTGGTTCCGG